GACTTGTAGCTTGAGCTGCATAGTTAGCACCAGCCATGCCCATTTGTGGTGCAAGACCTGCCATTTGACGTGTAGCGCCCATAGTTTGGCCTGTAGCCGCACCATATTGACCAGGTACTTGTAAGTTAGCAGCAGATGATTGTGCTTGTTGTTGTAATGGTGAGAATCCTGCTACGTAGTTTCTAGGATCATTACTGTATGGTGTATAAGGATTAAAGCCTGTGCCAGATGGATTATATACTTGTGCTTGAGCAGCATTAAGCATATTCATAACATATGGCTGTGCATAGTCAGGAATATTGGTATTCATCACCGTAGTTTGTGTAGGCGCTGATGGTGGTGGAGGTGATCCGCCCCATACAATGAATCCCATTCTAGTCATGAAACCACTGATAAGCCAATAAAGCTTATCTTTAATTGAGTTTCCGTATCCTATGTCTATTCCAAATAACTTCATGATTTATCCTTGAATTGTCTTTGCATATATTTTATCTGTCCAACTATAACCTAAATACTCCAATAGTCTTGAGTTGTCCAAATGAACTTTGGTATGAATTAATATACGATTCACACCTATTTTTTTTAACGCTTCTTCTGCGTATTGAAACATCTTAATACCAACACGGCCTTTTCTATATTCAGCCTTTAAGTAATACACATCTTCATAAGCCATCTTACAAGATTTGTAATGAGGATTAGGCTGTATAAAGAAAGCCATATAACCTATTAACTCACCATCATTTCTAACTGTAATGGTTCTAAGCAATCCTGCTTGAGCCATTCTGTCATAAGCATCCCAATCAGGATCAAATGGGAACTCTTTATTAACACATAGCTCTTCATAATGAATAGGAAGAACTCTCATGAATTCTTCTTTAAATGCTGTACCGTCAACGTCCTCGTAAACTATCATGCGTTAGGAGGAGGCGTTTGTCCTGACATCATATTAAGCTGACTTAAAGCATCAGGACCAGTTGTATTAGGTGCAGGTGCTACATTACTTGTTTGACCAGCGGTTGTATTGTTTGGATTCCAACCACCAAAGCCATTACCATATTGATTAAAACCACCATAAGTATTTCCGTATGGACTCCATTGACTATAACTACCGCCATATGGATTAACTTGATTCATATTAAACATAGGTTGTTGTTGATTACCATATGGGATATTGACTGGATTATTAGATCCTTGTGGAGCGTATGGGTTAGTTTGGTAATTTTGAAATGCACCTGAATTAACAAGCTGTGAAAGAATACCAGCTATGCCACTTGATGTGCCTGTATTTGCACCAAGCGTTCCATAATTTGGTTGGTAAACATTTGGTGTTGCTGTTGTTGGATTTGTAATATTAATGCTTGATGGTGATGTAGCATTTAAATTAGGATTAGCCGTATTTGGATTGGTACCAAATGGATAAACTGTTTGCGTAACTGGAAATTGCATTGCTTGTGATCCCATAATTCTTCCTTATACTGGTAATTCTTTATAAGCTTTAGTATCAGCTGCTATATCTTTTGCTTTAGCACGTTTAGCTTTGATACGATCCATCATAGCATATAAACGTTTAGCGCCAGCATCTGTTGAGCCGTTACCAAGTTCTGAAACAATCCTAGCTGGGATAACAAATTCACCTTCTGCTAAACGAGCTGGTTGTTTTTGACCAATCGTTGCAGGGATAGAATCTGAGACACCATCACCAGGGCCTTTTAAAAGTCTTCCTCCATCTGAATAACCACCTAAATGTCCATTCATTAAACCACCTTCTTTAGCTGAAGTTGGCGTAGGAGATTGTGCAATAGATTGTGCGGCCTGTGCATCTGCAGCTTCCATAGCTGTTTGTGTTGGAATAGCACCAAGACCTTGAGGTGTTTGAGCCATTAAAGCAACTTGTTTTTTAGGTAGATGAGATGTAGCCATTTTCCATAATGCAGCTGATCTTTCTAATGGTGTTGCTGTATCCATGCCAGTTTCAGGATCATGATATATACCTGGACCAGACGTAGGTAAGTCAACAGGTTTACGTCTTAAACCAGCAATACCTTCTTGCATTTCTTGATAACCTTCTAATTCTTTAGCTAAATCACCACCCGCCATTTTATGTACGTGTTGTAATCCCCCACCGGCAGATGCCGCTACATAAGGATTATACGGATTAACAATATAATTAGCATATTGAGCTGCATAAGCAGGGCTAGGTTGTGCGGGAATATTAGCCTGGAAATTAGGTGAATTATATTTTAATTGATTACCTGCGGGTACATTAGATAAATTAGAAGCAACAGGAGCGCCACTTGTAGATGATGGAGTCATAACACCTTTTAATGCTTGCAAGGCAACAGGTCCTAAAGCAGATAAAGCGTGCATACCTACACCAGGTTGACTTAAAAAGTTAATAGGATGTTGCAATGCATTTTGTAGTCCTTGACTTAAACTAGGTTGCATTGGTACAGCAGATTGAGATAAAGGATTTAATTGATCTGCAGGAACTTGTGGAATCGTTTGAGATGGTGGCATAAATGCATCTGCAGGGTTAGCCGGCATCTCTGGAATATTTGGTAACACAGTATCAGGTGATACGGTAGGCACTTGTGGGATAGATGTAGTAGGAACATTAGGTGCTGATGGAGGAGTTAAGTCTGTTGGTGTAGGTGGATTTTCAATTGGAGCTTCTCCAAAATTAGAAAGATCAGTTCCAAATTTTGCACCACTCCAAGCACCAAAACCAGCCATAACACCATTCATTAATGAACCTGTCATAGCATAGTCAGCTAAACCAATAGCTGGAGCTAATAATTCAGTAGGTATGCCAAATGCTGCACCAGCAAGACCAGCTGCCATAGGTAAAATGGCACTTAAGAATCCAGCTTCTGGAAGTCCTGTTTTTGGATTAACTGTGAGTGAACCACCACGTGATTCAGCTAGTTTTTGGAGAGCCTGTAACTCACCTGTAGTCATATGGACTAAGTGAGTATCGTTTCCACGACCTTGAGATGCTAGATGTTGTGCTGCTAAGGAAAGACTCATAGATTCACCATTATAATGATATTGTTATTTTACAGGGTTTTAAACAGTTGTGCCACTAGAATTCACCCAATTTGTGCCGTTATACCAGATTGGGATACCTAAAGTGGTATCAAAGTATGTTTGTCCGATAGAAAGACCTTTATTAGGCCTATTTGCAGTCGTTCCAGATGCTGGAACTACCACTGCACGAGTAAAGCTATCTATTGTATTAAAGTAAAGACGTAATGCGTTAGAGAACTTATCTTGTGTTAATGCACTGTATTCTGGTGGTGCTAACGGTAAGTTAGGTGCAATAGTTGGAATTAGTTTGTTATCAAAAGCCATTATCTTCTACCATCTGGTTTAACATCAATACGAGGTACACCAAGTTGCCATGCTACACCTAATCCTGTGGATGTAATATTAAATGCCATTTGACGAGCACGTATACGTGTGTAAACTTCACCACTAAATTGTTGGATTGGATACTCTGAAACTGATGTATAGTTATTTGCACTTATCACAGAATCAACATCTGAAGTAACTACAGTAGCACCTGAATTTTGACGGCCATATAAGGTCATGGTGACAGACGGATTATTGACTGTAGATCCGTTAAAGTTTACATCAGGTAACATACGCCATACAAAGCCTAAATGGTCTCCAGCATCAATACCAAAATCAGAAGACTGTATGTAAGAAGTAATAGGTTGTGGGCTTGATGTTGAAACATCATCTGTACCAACCTCATGATAAAGAAGCCTATTATTATAATCTGCTGCTACTGGGTATGGGTTAATACCATATTGTAACCATGCAGTACGAGCCATTGTTCCATATGTCCAAACCTTATCTAAATAGTTGTAAATCACATATTTGTCAATTTGATTTGAACCACTTGAGTTACTTACATAGAACCACCAAACTTCGTTATAGCCCTCATTAGATCCAGAAAAGACTTGGAATGATTGGTTAGTATTGATGTCATCAAATACATACTGACGTAATGAACATGGTAATGTGGAAACAGTACCGTTATACATATAGAATTTATCTTTACCCATCCAATAAGTTACGTTATTAACTGTGACTGCTGAATTAGGTGACATGATAGAAATATTATCCATCAATACTTGGAATGACCAAACATAAGGGAATCCAATATACTGCATAGAGTAAAGACAAGAATCAGTCCAAATCAATATTTCTTGACGTGTAGTTTGAGATTGCATAATGTAAGAACCATTCGTCAATTGGAACTCACCAGATTGATTTGTGGTGCTTGGTACCCAAGTAAATTGGTTAGCTTGATCTGACCAACGTACAAGCATGGGATTGAATGCTGTGTTTGGGTTTGATGGGTTATAAGAATTAGCACCCATAGCAATTAAGAATTGTTGGATAGGAGCTGATAAAATTTGATTAGTTTCTAATGGAACAAACTGTTGATAGGTATAAGATGTTCCAGGTACAGTAGAATTAGATGCTAAGCTACTTAAAGCTACAGCACGAGTAGATACGCCATTTGCAGCTACCCAATAGTAAATAGGTCCACCACGAGGTGCTATGGCTAAGTCTGCACCATAGTTATCATTTGTCCAAAGTCTTAATTGTAGAGCTATACCAGATGTATAACCTGTGCCCCAACCACGAGATCCTTCTTGCACATTAATATAAACAGAAGATCCACCACCTGTAGCTGATGATGTGGCTTTGTATGAATTAGGTAAAGTAATTGTAAATCCAGCAGCTGATATGTTGGATATTTGGAATGTATTATTAAGTACAGCGGCAGGAACGCCTCCTACAGAAGCTGCTCCACTCAATGCTACGGTAACTATAGCTGCGGTGCCTGAACCTGTACCAACATTAGTAGCAGTAAAGACGGTGCCTACTGCTGTTGAAGATGCACCAATAGATGTCCAGTTTGTTGTGCCAGACGCTACAATTTGATATTGTTGACCTACGACTAAAGCGGTTGCATTGACAATAAAAGTATTTGGGAAAGCAATAGTAACTGTAGAACTTGATGCAGTGGTCGTAATTGGATTAGCACTCATTAAGACGGGTGCTGTAGTATCTCCGCCCCAAGGACCAGATCCCCATCCCGTGCCTACTGTTTCTGTGACTAGACCTACTGGATATTCATATTGAGCTGTGACTGTGCCTCCACCTGTGGCTGTAGAAGAAGCCGCATTAGATGAAGTGACTGTATATTGAGTAGCATTCAAAACAGATGCAACAATATATTCGTTATTAGCATTAATACCAGAAGTAGCAATGTTAATACCGCCTACATTTGATGTGGCTGAAAGAAGAACATAATCACCCACATTAGGTGAATAATTACCATCTGTAATAGTTAACACATATGAAGAAGCAACAGTAGCAATAGCAGCTGTAAGAGAACTTGTGTAGGATATAGGTGTAATGTCATTATAAGTACCACCAAAGTAAATATAATACTTGGAGCTTGTTCCAACACCAATATAGCTTGAAAGACCATTAAGATTAATCCATGACCATAAAGCACGGCAAACGCCTACATATTGGCTTGGATTAACCTGAACCCAGCCACCAATTTTTTCTGGAAGACCTGATCTAAAACGAACTTTATCAGAAAGATAAAATCCACCTTCGTTACTGTAATCAGTACCTTCTCGGTTAACGCCTGGTCTATATGTGAGTTTTTGTAATGGCATATTATTCTAGTACGTCTAATACCTTATTAATTTTCATAACACGATCATCAAGGCCAAGTATACCGCCATTAATGCGTTTTGTCATATTTGTGTAGTCTTGTGCATCAGCTAAAATGTTTAGCCCATGTTTGTTCCAGAACCAGCCAGCAGACAATACAGCCCCAGTAGGTTCAGAAATAAGGTCAGGATTATCCAAAAGATCCAAGCCCAATGCTTCTCCACAATTCTTGTAATTATCTTTACCAGTGATTTGTATAACACCACGACCAATGTATTTGAATCCATCTCCATCCTCCGTGTTACCCATACGTCCTGCATAAACTTTATTAGCAATCTTTTCTTGATTATGGGCATATTGATTCGCTGTATCAAGATCAGGAAAACGACTAGGCCATGTTTTCATAAGTGATTCAGCACTATAATTAAGGTTTTCTTTTACAAACTTAAAGTTACCAGATTCATGTTGGCATTGACCAATAAATGCAGCAATACGTCTATTAGAATCTAAAGCATATTTTTTAAGTGCTTGATTGATAGGGTCAAGCCATTTTAAGTCTATACCAAGCTCTTGTAATTGAGATTCGTTCATTTAACACCTAATTGGAGGTTGATGAATTCTTGGAGGCTGATGACGTGTTCTGTCTCGTCTGCACAGTCTCTGGTAATAGATAAATAGTCTTTGGTTGAGCCATTAGGGAGTCTGAAGGTGTTGCTGGTGTCGGACACTGCACTGCCACTGGAACTAGGCTTGTGCATCCCGTCATAATAAGCGTGAAGAGAATTAAGCTTTTTTTCATAGTTGTCTGTTACCTTTGTTGTTATTTCTTTTTGTTGAGCTAATACGACTTTGTTGTGTTCTTCTTGGATTTTTCCTTGAGCTTCAACATCAGTCTTAAATGCTACAAATCGTAAATGTTCTACATACCATCCACCTATAGCTGCACCTGTGATAGCTATACCAAAGAATGCAAGTCTAATATATAGAAGGATCATTCTTTATCTTTTTGTGTTGCTGCTTTAGCACCAATAGCTACACCACTTCCACTTAACACTGAACCAAATCCAATGCCTAATTGTGAAAAGTCAAATGATGATCCATGAAATACATGAACCAATGCACATGCTGAAAATGTGAGTACAGCTACAATTGCTACAAATCTAGCAATACAAAATGTTTGATTATCGTCTTCAGTTAAGATGTCTTTAATGAGTTTATTCATATTAGTTTCCTAAAGGATTTATTGTGGCCTTACGTAATGCTTTCATTTGCTCATTCATTGAAGTAATGGCAGCATTAACTTCTTGTGTATTACCTTTTGCCATAGCAATAGCTTCTCTTGAAGTTGCTAGTGCATCAGATGATTTTTCTTGCATTCTGACAGAGGTATCTTGTAATGATGCAATACGTTCTTGTTGTGATTTAGATTGAACTTCTAATGTGTTAATGCGGGTTTGAATATCCTCCAAACCTTTAACAGATTCAATCGTTGAAACCATTTCGTTGTAACGGGTTATTGCCAAGTAAGCTCCGCCACCTATAATCGGCAATGCGGTCAAGATTATCCCCAGTATCATTTGAGGTGATAAAGTCAATGAGAAAGTCTTGTTGTTTTCCATATTC